GTGAGAGCCCGCTTGTGCTTACGCCGGGTTCTTACACAGTCGTTGTTGGAGATGGTGGCGCGGGCAATGCGACTTACTCCAACACAAGCACTTTCGACTTGCGAGGCACTAATGGCAACAATAGTCAGTTTGCAGCGATTACCGCCAATGGTGGTGGTGGCGGTGGCGGCGCTGACAACACTGCCAGTGGACGCAGCGGAGGGTCTGGCGGAGGTGCTTGGTTTTCTGGCAGCGGTGGCGCTGGCACCACTGGACAAGGATTTGCCGGTGGAACGGCCGGCCAAACTGGAGTGTTTGGCGGTGGTGGTGGCGGTGGAGCTGGCGGCGTAGGCGGTAACGGATCAGGAAGTGCGCCTGGTAATGGCGGAGTTGGCATTACTTCATTTATTACTGGGACGGCAGTAGAAAGAGCTGGTGGCGGCGCTGGTGCGAACTATGACTCAGCAACATCAGGCACTGCATCAGGAGGTGGCGGACTTGGCAGGAACAATTCTCCTGCAGGCCAATCGGCCACTAATGGAGCGGCCAATACTGGCGGCGGTGGCGGTGCCGGCGGAGGAAAAGGTGGCTCTGGGATCGTGATTGTTCGTTATCGCGTTGGGTGACGACAAATGCTCTATTCCCACCAATCCGCCATTCCTGCCCCACTGCCCCACCGCATCCGCCTGCCGGACGGCAGCACCCGCACGGACGCCAGCACCTTCACGCCGGAGGAGCTAGAGGCCGCTGGTTTCACCGGCCCCTTTGAGAGGCCCAGCTGTGACGAAACCACCGAGACCGTCGACTGGGACGGAAGCAGCTTCCTGGTGCGGGCCTACAACGACGCCGAGCTGGAGGCGCAATGGCAGCAGATCCGCGAACAGCGCCTGCAGCTCCTGCAAGCCAGCGACTGGACCCAGATTGAGGACTTTGACCTCGGTGCCGATCGCCCCGCCTGGGCCATCTACCGGCAACAGCTGCGTGAGCTGACCACCCAGCCGAATCCGTTCGCCATCTCCTGGCCGGTGCCGCCGGAAAGCTAGGACACAAGCTCCCGCCTGTCTGTGCCCGCCACTATCAGCCTCTACAACCACACGTCGAAGCTGCTGCTGGAGCGTGGCATCGGAGACACCTACAAGGTCCGGCTCGTCAGCTCTGGCAGCTTCGACGCCACGCACACAACGCTCGCCGGCACAGGCGCCACGGAGGTGGCCAACGGCAACGGCTACACCACTGGCGGCGCCACGTTGGCGAACATCACCGTCAGCACCGTCAGCACCAACGACGCCAAGTGGGATGCAGATGATGTGACATGGAACGCATCCGGCGGCACCATCGAAGCCATCGGGGCACAGATCTACAACGACACAGTCACAGATGATCCACCGTTGGCATGGATTGACTTCGGCGAGACGAAGACTGCTGCAGCCGGCACGCCGTTCCAGATCGCATGGGATGCGGCTGGCATCTTCTCTGGTGTGGTGGCCTGATCATGCCCTTCGTCATCACGCAGGGTGAACTGCAGTTTGAGCACGGCCTGGTGCTCGCCGGTCAGTCCTTCAAGGTGTTCGCCGCCACTACTGGCAGCCTCACGGCCGCCAGTACGCTCGCGGCATGGGAGGCGGCAGAGCTGGCGGCTACCGCAGGCTATGCGGCTGTGACCGGCACCGTCGGCACCGGCAGCCTGAACACCAGCACCGGTCGGTGGGAATCGCCGGTGCTGACCGGGCAGTTCGGTCCCGCCACTGGTGCAGGGTTTCAATACGACGCGGTGATCATCAAGATCGGCACCACGCGCACCATGCCCTATGCGGTGAACCTGCTCGACACGCCGATCCTGCTGGCGGTCGGTCAGTCCCGCGGCTTCAACATCACGCTTGGCATCAAGCCGTGACGCTCAACATCAACCTGGAGGAGGTGCCGTTCGCCATCCTTGAAGCGGTCAAGGCACGCATTCTGGCGAACCGCAGGCGGCTGCAGCAGGACCAGCAGCGGCCACGGCCGTCACTGCGGCCTCGTCCGCAGTTCGTCAAGATCGGCGCCAGCAGCAAGACGTGGCGGCTGCCGAAGCCGGCGGCGATTCCCGAGGATAGCGGGAGAAAGATTGGCGTTGCTTGGTTTGGTTATAAGGTATCAGGCGGGGCTGCCTTAAGCTACGATTGGGAAGTCCGCTCAGGGGATTACTCAATTCGCCTGCAAGGTACTACCGGTTACGTTCAACCGATAAACGAAGGAGTGCCAGGTGCTAATTATTTTATCATCCCCGTTGGAGGCGATGCTGGCATCGTTGTGCCGTGCCTTTACGCATTCCAAACCGAAGCGCTGGCATTTGTTGCTGCGTTCCTGGTTGGCTCATCAACCGCCAAGCAGATTGCCGTGCCGCCCTCCCTGCAGTCGCTTCTCTCCGGGCTGCAAACCAACGATCTTTTCTATAGCTCAGACGTAGGATGGGCTGATGCGTCTGCTTTTGAGGGGGAGTATTCGCCTTCAGTCTTTCAATATCTAGGAGTCGGCTCCAAGCAGTTTCCAGCTGGCAAAAACTATATCCTTAGAGATTATAGATTCGGCATCCTGAGCGGAGGGATTGGAGGTAATCCAGAAAGAGAGCCCGTTGAAAAGAGATTTTATTTCGCTGAATGGCTTGGGGATCCCGAGTCTGTTGATGAAACCAACTTCGCATTACTATTGTCCCTCGGCGACTCTACCGTACCTGCTCCGACATACAGCTACCCCCCATCAATCCTTCCTTCCTATTTCTGGGACTGGGACGACCCCGACTACTGCCGGCAGATGTGCCTGGCGCTCGGCTTTTCTGCCGCTGACCTGACGCCATGACCACCCAACCCCTCACCGACTCCGAAGCCGCCCTGGTAGATGCCGCGCAGATGCGGATCGCCAATCAACGCCTCAAGCTGCAGAAGCAGCAACAGGCCCGGAAAGCTACGGAGCCCAAGGCGTGATGCCACGTGTTCATTCCCCACCGCTGGTCCCTGACCGGCCTGCCTCAGACCTGGACCACCGTCGATCCTGACCCCGCTGATGAGCCCGATGGCGGCGGCGCTCCTGATCCTGCCTCCGCTGGTGATACCGGCAGCGCTGATGGCGATAGCGACGAGGCCGCCAAGCTCCGCAAGGTGATTGAAGCGCTCCGCGAGGAATCGCGCCGCGAACGCAACCGCGCCAAGGCCGCTGAAGCGCAGCTCCGCGAGGTCGGTGACGCCAACCCGAAGATCCTTGAAGAGGCGCAACGCAAGGCGGAAGCCGCCGAACAGGCTCGCCAGCTGGCTGAGGAGAAGGCGAACCTCAAGATCCAGCAGATGCAACGGCAGCTGGAGGAGAAGACCGCCAAGGTGCTCGGCGAAGCGCAGCAGCGTGCCGCCGCCGCCGAACGCGATGCCCTGCGAGTCAAGGCCGAACGCGACTTCCTCTCCGCTGATGGACTAGTGGAAGCCTCCTCCGTCGATGGCCGCACGCCCTTTGATTACGTCTGGCTGCTGCATGGCGACAAGATTGCGGAGGACGGCCAGGGCCGCTACATCAAGGACGACACCGGCCTGCCGTTGCTGGACCCGGAGACGAACAAACGCGTCACCGTCAAGGACTACTTCTCCAAGCTCCGCGACGACCCCGTCCACGGCATCCACTTCAAGCCGCGCTATGGCGCCGGCGGTGGTGCCCGTGGTGGCTTCGATGGCCGAGTCAGCAACGGCCAAGACCTGTCGGGACTGAGCACCGCCGAGAAGTTTGCCGCCGCCTTCGGTCGCACCAAGCGGTCCTGATCACAAGCCCCCGGCGTGGTTTGCAACCGGGGGCAACTTGCAGCGATTCGGGGAAGCGTGATGCACCCCCACTGGCGTGACGCCATCAAAGCCAACCATTTCCCCCTGTAGCAATGGGACTGACTCTTCTGGAGGCGGCCAAGTCGGAGCGTGATCCGGCCCGCCTCGCCGTTATTTCCGAGCTCTCCGAAGGTGACCTGATGGGCGTCGTGCCCTTCCAGGACATCGACGGTGAGGGCGTCTTCTACGACCAGGAAGGCGAACTGCCTGCCGTCGGCTTCCGTGGCATCAACGAAACCCTTGAGGCCACCTATGGGGTCATGAATCCCCAGGCTGAGAAGCTGAAGATCATGGGTGCCGAGGTCGATGTCGACACCGCCATCATCGACATGCGTGGCCCGCAGGCCATCGCTGATCAGATCCGCATGAAGGTCCGCAGCCTGCGGATGACCTTCGAGGATCAGTTCATCAACGGTGATGAGTCGACCAACCCTCGCGCGTTTGATGGCCTGCGCCGCCGCATCAACACCGGCAGCTCCCAGGCGATCAGCATGGGTGGCGCCCTGTCGCTCACCGCTCTCGATGAGCTGATCGACGCCTGCGACGCCATGGGCGGCAACAAGGTGCTGATCATGAACAAGAAGATGCGTCGGCGCCTCAACACCGCCAGCCGCAACTCGTCCATCGGTGGGTTTATCAACTACACCCAGGATCAGTTCGGTCGCCGCGTCACCCAGTACGGCGATGTGCCGATCATCGTCACCGATGTGAACGCACAGAACCAACAGATCCAGCCCTTCACTGAAGCCAACAGCTCCACCAGCATCTACTGCGTGGCGTTCGGCGATCTGCTCACCACCGCCATCCAGGGCCGCGCTCGCGGTCAGTTCGGCGTGTCGGTGCGGCAGCTGGGTGAGGTGGACGATGCACCGGTCGATCGCACCCGGATCGAGTGGTACTGCGGCATGGCCATCTACAACGGCCGCTCTGCTGCCCGCCTGACCGGTGTGACTGATGCGGCCGTGGTGGCCTGATCCCTTCTATCTATTCATCCTGAGGTAACACATCATGGGAGCTCGCTCTACTGGCCTTCTGCCCCGCAGGGGCTATACGCTCGACGCGGCCACCGTCCTGGTGGGCCCCGTCGCTGCTGGCACCCGAGGCCGTGCCGCCGCCACCCGCACCGGTGCCGCTCAGATCCTGAACACCCGCCTGGAGGCTCAGGACACCTTCAAGCTCGTCGCCCGTGGCAATGCCTCGGCTGCCGGGCAGTACACCGTGCAGGTGGCTCACGTTCCCGAAGGCGGGACCGTCAATAACAGCCACTACGCCACCATCGCCGTGATCACCTGCGCTCCTGGTATCCAGGAGATCGCACTGAGCGGCGCTCAGGTTCGCGCCCTGGCTGCTACCGGCGCATCGATCACTTCCGGTGATGTGCGTGTGGTGGCGATTCGTGCCAATGCCGGCACCGAGGCGAATGCCCCCGCCGGGGTGAACACGATCAGCGTCGACCTGGCCTACTGATCCACCCGGCCCTGCGGTGCATTCTTGCGCCGTAGGGCTTTCAACTATCTACGAGGACTGAGCGATGGCTTCGTTTGCAATGCCCCAGGGCGTGACGGTTGAGCAGATGCTGCTGGCCATGAGTCAGCAGGACATCGAGCCCGAGCCGGAGCCCCAGCCTGAAGCGGTCAAGCCTGCGCGGAAGCGGCCGGCGGCACCAGAGGCGGAAAGCTGAGGCATGCCCCGGATCCGTCCTGCCACCTACAGCCTGCGCATCCCTCAGCGAGCAACGCTGGAGGAGTCGATGGTGCTAAAGGCTGGCGGTGTCGCGGTCAATCTGACCGGCTACACGGTGCTGGCATCAATCTGGAGGGACGAGAAGCGACGGGAGAAGCTGGCGGATCTGACGGTTCAATATGTGAACCGTGCGACTGGCAGCATCAAGCTGTCGCTGACGCGGGCGCAAACCAGGGCCATCACCCGCAGCGGATTCTGGGATCTGCTGGTGATCGAGCCCGGTGGCGCAGCGGATTACTGGCTTGAAGGTTCGGCTGTGCTTGATGTTGGCTTGACGGACGACCAATGAGCAATCAGGTTCAAGTCGCAATCAGCAGCGCCAGCGTTCCGGCAACGGCTGAGATCAGCGCTCCCGGTCCGCAAGGGATTCAAGGTCCGGCGGGCCCTACGGGCGCCGCAGCCGCCTGGCTGCAGGGCGAGGGCGCCCCGGCGATTGAGCTGGGCAGCACCGGCGACTTCTACCTGGACACCGAGACTGGCGACATCTACGGGCCAAAAGCCGCCGGGGCCTGGGGTTCGGTCATCTTCAACATTGCCGAGGGGCAGCAGGGGCCAGCTGGTGAAACTGGCCCTGCAGGTCCGACTGGTGCAACCGGGGCAACGGGCCCTGCCGGCGCTGACGGGCGGACACTGCTGAGCGGTGCCAGTGCTCCGAGTAATGCGACGGGCACTGATGGCGACTTCTTCATTGACACAGCTACCTCGACCATCTACGGGCCGAAAGCAGCAGGTGTCTGGCCGGCTGGGGTGTCGATCATCGGCCCAGCTGGTGCGACCGGTGCTCAGGGTCCAGCCGGTGCAGAAGGGCCGCAAGGTCCAGCCGGTGCGCAAGGGCCTCAAGGACCGCAGGGTGACGTGGGCCCACAAGGCCCCGCGGGCGCAACCGGCGCCACTGGCAGCAGCGCCTATCAAGCAGCAGTAGCCGGCGGCTTCATCGGCACTGAAGCGCAGTGGCTGGCGTCGTTGGTCGGTCCGCAGGGGCCAGCAGGCGCGACTGGTCCTGCTGGGGCAGCAGGGGCCACTGGTCCCGCCGGACCGCAGGGCGACCCTGGCCCCGCTGGCCCGGCGGGTGCTGATGGAGCAGACGGTGCTGATGGCGCACCGGGAGCGGATGGAGTGGATGGCC